TCCTGCTATTTTAAGTGATCTAGAAACTTTAGACGATAAAGTAATTCCTATTATAGAAAAAAATCAAGGGGCATTAAATTCTACAGCAGTTCCAATTGCGGCTGTTACATCTACTATAAATAAAGTAGTTAGGATATTAAACCAACTTGATATATTAATATCATTTTGTGCTCCTAATTCTCAAGTAGTCCCTATTTCTAATACAATCAGAACTCTATCTGAAATTCAGGTTAAATCTGATATAAATAGTGGTAATTATAAAGGATTTGTAATACAAATAGAAGAAGAACAATATACCCCTACTGTTACTCGTAGAAAAGCAGTAGCATCAAACACTAATGGGATTAAATTACTTGAAACCCCTTTATCATTTACAACTAACAATCAAACTCTAATTGACGAACTTAAATTTATTATTGACCAAAATGGTTTAAGAGCTTACTAATTTAATATTTATAATCATGAAAACCCAAGACTTTAAAAAAATCATTAAAGAAGCTGTAAAGGAAGCGATTCAAGAAGAATTAAAAGATATTCTTCTAGAAGCAGTTCGTGCCCCTAAAACCGCTGTAGTTACAGAACAAATTCAATCTCCTATTACTCCATCCGCTCCTTCGGTTAATAAACGAGCAATGATGCAAGCTATAATGGGGGATTTTACACCAGGACAGGATACTTTATCGTTTAATTCTAGCAATGCTGTAGGTAATACTTTACAAGTAAGACCAGGTATGGATACAGCCGGTGAAGGCTCATCTTTACCCTCAGGGAATGTAGGATTAGATATGATAATGGGGTTAATGAAAGGAGGTAAATAATGGCATTCGGAGCTAAAAGGATATTCCCCATAGATACTAAACCCGGAACTGGGGTTGGGGTGGCTATTCCTTTTAATGCTCCTGGGGTATTTAGAACAACTTATACTACCCAAAATGCTATTAAAACTAACTTAATAGATTTCTTTTTAACTGAGCCTGGAGAAAGATATTTAAATCCTACATTTGGTGGTGGTTTAAGATCATTCATTTTTGAACAAATAAGTAATAACACTGTAGAAGGATTAAAGGAAAATATACAATCTAAACTGGATATTAATTTTCCTAATGTAATAGTAAATAAATTAGATGTATTACAAGATCCTGATTATAATACTTTAATAGTATCTATAAATTATAGTATACAAGACATGGGAATAACTGATGATTTAGAAATAGCATTTAACTAATGGCAATAAGACGTAACATACAATACATAAACAAGGATTTTACCGAGTTAAGAGCTAGTTTAATTAACTATGCTCGTACTTATTTTCCTACTACATACAATGACTTTACTCCATCATCACCAGGTATGATGTTTATGGAAATGGCAGCTTATGTAGGTGATGTTTTATCTTTTTATCTTGATAATCAAATTCAAGAAACATATTTACAATATGCTCGTCAAACAAATAATCTGTACGAGTTAGCGTATATGTTTGGTTACAAACCAAATGTAACTCAAGTTTCTACTGTTGATTTAGATTTTTATCAACAAGTCCCAGCTAACAGTCTCGCACCCGATTTTAATTATTCACTATTTATCCCCGCTAACACTATAGTTACATCTATAGCTTCAGGTAGTACTTCATTTATAATTCAAGATCCAATAGATTTTAGTGTATCTTCATCAGGTGATCCAACAGAAGTTACTGTATATAGTGTAGATGGAAGTAATAATCCTACATATTTTCTTTTAAAAAAATCAAGAAAAGCAATTTCTTCTACAATTAATACCTCTACTTTTGTATTTGGCATTCCTGAACAATTTTCAACAGTTGAATTAGCAGCTAATAATATTGTAGGAATTTTAGATGTATTTGATAGTGATGGAAATCAATGGTATGAAGTAGATTATTTAGCCCAAGACACAGTATTTGACTCAATTAAAAATACTAATACAAACGATCCAAATTTATCCCAATATTCAGGAGATACTCCATATTTACTTCAGTTAAAAGCAGTTCAAAGACGTTTTACAACTCGTTTTTTAAATTCAACTACTTTACAATTGCAATTTGGGGCAGGGACATCTGCAGACACAGATGAAGAAATATTACCAAATCCTGATAATGTAGGTTTAGGATTACCATTTGAAATAGATAAGTTAACAACTGCTTATGCTCCTTCAAATTTTATATTCACTAAAACTTATGGCATAGCCCCATCAAATACAACTTTAACAGTTAGATATTTAACTGGGGGAGGGGTGGGCTCAAATTCTCCAGCTAATACTATAACCTCTATAACCTCAGGCACCCCCACATTTATAAATACTAATTTAGCAGCTGTTACGGCGGATTATGTATTTAATTCTTTGGCAGTTAATAATTTAACAGCCGCAGATGGAGGTGGAGATGGAGATACAATAGAAGAAATTAGACAAAATGCTTCTGCAAATTTTGCAACACAATTACGTAATGTAACACAAGATGATTATTTAGTAAGGGCACTATCAATGCCTGCTAAATTTGGAGTTATATCAAAAGCATATATTGAACCCACAAAGGCACAATCAGCTGCTTCAGGACAAGCTGCTTCTATACTTGATTTATATGTGCTATCTTTTGATGTAGACAGTAAATTAAGAACAGCTTCTCAAGCATTAAAACAAAATTTATCTACTTATTTATCACAGTATAGAATGGTAAACGATTCTATAAGTATAAAAGATGCATTTATAGTTAATATTGGTGTAAATTTTGATATTATAGTATTACCTAATTATAATTCAAATGAAGTATTAACTAAATGTATAGTAGCATTGCAAGACTTTTTTGCAATTAAAAATTGGCAAATAAACGAACCTATTATATTAAGAGATTTATATATAATCTTAGATAATGTAGAAGGAGTTCAAACAGTTAAAAATATAACAATATCAAATAAAGTAGGAGTTAATTTAGGATATAGCGAATTTGCTTATGATATAGCAGGTGCCACCTTAAGTGGAACTATATATCCCTCACTTGATCCTATGATATTTGAAGTAAAATATCCAAATCAAGACATTCAAGGTAGAGTAGTATCATTCTAATATTATGGCAGTATATAAATTATTCCCCTCTCAAGATGCTACAATGTATTCTCTGTTTCCACAGATGAATACTGGGCTTGATGAAATTATCGAAGTAAGCAATCTTAATTTTGCCTTAAATAGCTTCCCTCAAGTTTCTAGATATTTAGTACAATTTGATCAAGATGAAATTGATAATGTAATTGATGGTAAAATAAATGGGGCCCAATGGGATGCTCATTTGCGTAATTACATAGCAACCGCTCAGGGCATTAACCTAGATACTCGCTTATACATCTACCCTGTATCAGGTGCTTGGGGGATGGGTACCGGAAAATATTTAGATAGCCCTATAGTAACAAATGGGGTAAGTTGGCAATACCAAGTTCAATCAGGAAGTGCTCAGTGGGCTACTTCAGGATTTGGACCTTATGTTACTGCCTCATATTCAGGAAGTAATGCAGGAGGAGGAACTTGGTATACTGGGTCTAATTTACCGGGTTTAGATGTAGTACAAACTCAAACATTTTCTTATCGTAGTGATAAAGATTTAAATGTTATAGTTACTGATACAGTTAAGGCTTGGTATACTAGCTCTAAAAATTTATTCCCTACAGGAACGGGGGTAAATGGAGTTTATGGCAATAGTAATTATGGAGAAAGTGTATATGGAAATTCTTATATAGGAATTGTTAATAATGGATTTTTAGTTAAATGGGAAGGATATAACTCATACGAAGATACTACAGGCAACTATTATGTAGAATTTAACCAAAACAAAAATACTCAACCTGTTTTACAATACTATTCAGTAGATACACATACCATTTATCCTCCTCAATTGGAATTTAGGTGGAGAGATTATGTATGGAATACAGGGTCATCTACACAAACTATAGTGGGAACATCCCAAGTATATGCTTCTATTATCAACAATGGAGGATTCTTTTATAGTCAAAGTATTCAACAATTTAGAGTAGATTGTAGACCTCAGTTTCCCCCTATAGTATTCCAAACTGCTTCTATTTATACTACAAACTACTATTTACCAACAGCATCGTATTGGGCTATAAAAGATCTAGATACAAACGAATATGTAGTAGATTTTGATTCAAATTATACTCAAATAAGTGCAGATTCCACTAGTAGTTATTTTACAGTATATATGAATGGTTTGCAGCCTGAAAGATATTATACTATATTATTACAAACTACTATAGCAGGGACAACTTTAGTATTAGATAGTAATTACAACTTTAAAGTTATTAATGGGTAATGGCTCGTCAACTAGTAGATTTAACTAAAACTGTATATGAAAAAAATCAATACCAAAAGGTAATTGATACTTCGTTTACTCAATTAGTTCAGCCTCCGGCTTTATCTCCTACAGCTTCATTTTTACCTTCTATAGATGAATTTTTTTCATACTATGAAGAACTATTTTTTGATATACCTAAATTTGGAGAAACCAATTCTCATGAGTACCTTGTAAAAACCAGTGAGGATTATATAGGCAGTAGTAATATACTAAATGATGAAATTCAAGCTTTAATAGATGAAGTTACAGAACTACGTCAAGAAAATTTGGATTTGCAACAAAGACTTATACAATTACCCGTTGGTATTGATTTACCAAAAATAGATATACCTAAAATAGAAGTGTTTACACCCGAACCACAACCCGCACCTGCCCCTATTCCTCCATCTCCATCTGCAGTCCAAACTGTAGATGATACTTTCTTGGAGAATCTAAGAGGAGGAAGAAGAGCAGCTCGAATAGCATTAGAGGCTTTAGAAGCTAAAGGAATTATTTATACCGGAACCAGATACAGATAAAATATGTCTCAAACTACAACTATATTACCTATAAATCCAACAACGTTTGAGTTACAAGATTATTCTACTCAGGATACTAGTCTTATATCAAATTTTACAGTTGAGCCCACTTTTGATCCTTCTACTAATTATGTAACTTATTTTATATATGATTTAAATGGTAATGTTGTATTTGCTAGTGAAACAAATTTTCAAGGATATAATTTAATAGATCAAGAAGTATATATAGACCCTGAAAATGATTTAAGAAGTGCTGGTTTTGATATTGGGCAATACAATGTAGTATATAATTTTATTAATAATGAAGTTTCAAGTTCATTCTTTCAAAGATACTATATTGATGAGATAAGTTCAGATGGAACCGAAATTAGATTAAACACTACCCAAATCCCTAATGCTGAGGTTGTTGCTGGAGCAAATGCTTTATTAAGTAAAATCCAAAACAATCCAGGCACATATTTTGATTTCTATTTAGACTTTGGAAATAATCAATTAGTAATAGCTAATAATATTTTATTAGACAATTCTAACCCAGAAGACCCTACAGTACTAATTAAACTATACGAGCCCCTTCCTTTAGAATTTGATATAAAGAGTGAATGTTGGGTTATAACACAAGTAGCAGAATCTGTAGCATACAATATAAACATTGTAGAGGTATTTGAGCCCATAGATGAATTTACTTATCTAAAAGGCCCTAATTTCAATTTAGCTTTTAAAGACGAAATTAACAATTCTACAGACTATGTTACATATGGTAGTTTAACCCCATCTTCATACGCTACGGGTTCTACCAATCTAGAATATCAAATTAATAGTATTTTAGCCGAAAGAGGAATTGAAATCAACGTTGATTACTCAGATTATGCTAATTTTATATATCTCTCTTCGGCACAAACCCGTTTAGAAAACTTCTATTACAAACTTCAGTTAATCGAAGAATATACATACAGCGCTAGCTTATCTCAAGTTGCTAATCCTTATGTAACTTCAAGCCGAAGTATTTGGCAAGCCAAAATCAATGAAATCATAACCACATTTGATGGTTATGATTATTACTTATACTACGAGTCAGGTTCAACAGCTTGGCCCAAAACCGGAAACACAAATCCTTACACTAATGTTTCTACTGGGGCAGGATATACTTGGTTTATATCTCAATCTGCTGTAGCCGAAGAATACGATAGAAATAATAATAATTCTTTAGTTAATGCTATTCCTTCGTTTTTAAAAGACGATACTACAAATGCTGAATACGAGCTATTTGTAGAAATGTTAGGTGAAATGTTTGATAACATTTGGATATATTATCAAGACGTTACAAACAAATGGAATGCTGATAATAGACTACAATATGGTGTATCTAAAGATCTAGTAGCAGATGTGTTACGCGATTTGGGGGTTAAAATATACGAAAGTAGTTTTGGTTCTGCAGATTTATATACCGGCCTACTAGGTTTAACACCAGGTGGAAATCAATTCCCTTTCCCTAATATGACTAGTTCTTTGCCTACCCCAACAGGCTTTGAATATGTCAATACACAAATATCAGCATCTAATACAGTAGTACCTTTAAACGATATAGAAAAATCATTCTACAAACGTTTATACCATAATTTGCCTTTATTACTTAAGAAAAAAGGTACAACAGCAGGTTTACAAGATTTAATCACATCCTATGGTATTCCTGATACTATCTTAAGAGTAGCTGAATTTGGGGGTAAAAACAAAGATAATTCAAACGATTGGGATTATTGGAAAACCCAATATAACTATGCTTATACACAGAACGGAAATAATTTTATTTCGTCTTCTTGGACATTAAATTCAAATTGGGCGTCCCCTAATAATGTTCCTGCAACTTTGATGTTCAGGTTTAAGACTAACGGGTTGCCTACATCTAATATACCATACTCCCAAAGTTTATGGATTAGAAACGGAGCAAACCCTTCAAGCTTTGCTACAGGCTTAATAACCTTATCCTATAGTGGATCAGGGTATACTAGTGCCTCTTATTCAGGATCAATTATAGATCCATATTATCAATATGCTACTTTATCTTTTATTCCTGATTATTATACAGGAGATGGCGCTAATTCTGCTAGTATATATCTTCCGTTTTTTGATGGAGAGTGGTGGTCTGTAATGATAACCAGTGGTAGTGGGGGATTCAACTTATATTCTAAAAATTCTATATATAATGGGTATGATGGAAATCAAATAGGATTTCAAGCCTCAAGTAGCATATCAGGGTACCAAAATGGTTGGATGAATGATGCTGCTAATTCATCCTGTAGTTTTGGTAAAGAATTTACACTGAATATTCCGGGTAAAGGTTCAAATTGGGCTAATTTTTCAGGCTCATTTCAAGAAATCAGATACTACAATACAGCAATAAGCGAAAGCGTATTTGACGATTACGTAATGAACCCTAATTCCATTGAAGGAAACGGAACAAATCAAGGGCCAAACCAACTTGCTTTTAGAGCATCTTTAGGTGGAGAACTATATACTGGTTCAACCTCAATACATCCTAAAATAACAGGATCTTGGGTAGTTACTCAATCTTTTTCTAATGGTCCCACAAGTGATTTTACATTCAATACTACCCCAGTATTTGCCCCTAATACCCAATCTATATTTTTAGATCAACCCCCAGCAGGTATAAAAAATATAGTAACAAACAAAATACAAATAGTACCTACTATAGTTCCCACAGGTAGTACTTTATCTCAATATATATCAATTCAACAGTCTAGTCAATCTACAGGAAGTTATACAGACAATTTAGCTTATACTGAAGTAGCATTTTCTCCGCAAAATGAGATAAACGATGATATAATGGCACAGCTTGGTTTCTTCAATATGGGAGAATATATTGGCGACCCAAGACAACGTTTTAATGAAGAAACTTCATACCCTAATTTAGACGCTTTAAGAAATGCTTATTTTGAAAAATACACAGGTAATTATGACTTAAACGACTATATTAGACTTATAAAATTCTTTGATAATTCGTTATTTAAAATGGTCAAAGATTTTACTCCTGCTAGATCTAGTTTAGCTGCAGGGGTTGTAATTAAGCAACATTTACTTGAAAGAAACAAATACCCACAACCCGAAGTAGGATCTGCAAGATACGATTATAGCGGTTCTATTAATACTGCTTTCATTTCGGGGGGTGCAGGTGGAACTGTAAACCAATATAATTCACTAGACACTAACCCATATTACTTAAACAATGTTTATGGGATAACACAAAGTTATTCTGAAAGTATTGTTATACCCTCAGGAGTAGTAAATCAAGTTCATTCATCCCAAGATGAATTTTATAATGGAGAATTTAGTGGATCTAATTTTGTTGTTACTGATGGAGATTTAAATGGAGGAAACCCATTTTTAAATCCAAGTACAATAGAAGTAAATTATGTAATATCATATTACGATGATACTTTAATTCCAGCAGGTAATTTCTTAGATGTAAATACAACTCCCAATAATGGAGAAATGTATATACTATATGATGGAACTTCAACTTTCCCTTCAACCCCAAATACCCCAAGTATAATATAATATAAAATGGCAATTTTTACCCCAGGAGCTAAATATATAAAAATATCACGTTACGATACTAATGGTAACGATAATTATTTATCGTTATATCAATTAAATAATATTAGAGTTAATACTAGTGATAGGGGAGTAATAGACTATCCTGTTATAGGATCTCCTACTGTATATCCTACATATTTTTTATATTTAATAGCTACTACTGATATAACTTCTAGTATTAATAATCAAATATTGAATTATAGGGTAAGTGCTAGTACAAAGTCTCCCCCATTTGCTGTACCTACTTTATCCCCATATGTTACCCCTGATAAACCTAATAATTATCAAATATTGACTGGGAGTAAAGAATTTGGTGGACCTATTTCATCAAATAATCCCTTAGGATACTTTTCAGCAACTACTAGTCAAATATTATACCAAAATACTTCTAATATACCTTTGGCATTTACTGCTTCTTTAAGTTATACTATAGGAGGAACAAATAAGCATGTTCCTGGGATTGCTTTTATACAGGGGGCAGGTCCTATGAGTAATAGAACTATAATTACATATGCTTCTACAGGCTCAGACGGAAACCCCCTTAATAGTAATGGAATTTTAAGAATATCAGGTTCTTTTACCCCTATTGAAAATGAATCATATTGTATTGCTGTGGGTAATTTTTATACATCGGGAGATAATTATAGTGCTAATGTTAGTTTTTTAATTACCCAATCCTATTCCCCAATAACAGGAATATCAGCCTCAACTGTTTTATCCCCATATATTGAAACTATTCCATTTGTTAATTCAGATTATGATGTTTTAATTAATAATGTTATTGTAAACCGACCTAACAATTCAGATATAGTAGTAGCAGATTATATCTCAGATCAAGTTATTCCTGTTAATTATCAAGCTATAATGTCAGGATCAGCTATCCCTGCTTCTACCCCCGACTCGAATTATACCACTCTCAGAATTATAAATCCAAGATACAACGGAAGTGAAAATACAAGTGATAATTATAATATATCTAACAGTGGAAGCAATATTCCGGCTTCAATAGATGTATACGATACTTGTATTTATGAATTTGATTGGATGGGCGGCGGATACCCCGAATATGTAAATGGTGGAACAGTTAGTTTAGGTAATATTTTAATAGTCAATTCAGAAAATAGTGTAAATGTAATACAACCAAGTAACCCAGCTTATCCTTTTATAGTTGAAGCTAATTTACCTGAAGGTACTACTATATACCCTACACCTTATGCTCCTGGTGGGAAACTAGGGACCCAATTAAGTGTTGTATATAATAGAGCTGAGATACCTGCTTTAGCAACTTATGCTATATCAAGTTCAGGAGCAACTGTTATAGGAACAGCCTCATTTAGTAAAAGTAGATTTGAATTTGAGGATGAGACAAGAGCTTTATATCAAGTAACTTTAGATTCTAATAATAATTATACTATGGGTTCAACTGTATCAGCTTATGCTGCTATTATGTATCCCTTTTCATCATATGGAGGTATATCCGCAAGTTTAGCGAGTGGTGAATGGAGATGGTTTATGTCTTTTTATCAAAATTTACCTATAACTATTACTGGGTCTCTTAGTCAAGCAGTAAGTGGTTCTTTTATACCTCCTATTGAAATAACGTTTGCTACATCTTCTCTTCCGGGAGCAAGTGGTTTTGCTTATTTTAATTTATCTAAAGATTATGATTGGAGTTTATTAGACGGCATAAAAATAGGAGGAGCAGGTAACTATGGAGCTTTAATTTGGCCTTCCCCTATAAACTCATATCGTTTAATAGTTTCAGGAAGTGATAGTACCAGTTTTAGTGGAATACAAAATGGAGCTTTTACAACCCAATTCCCTTCTCCTACAATTATCGAAAATTTCCAAACCATAACTAAAACATATGGTTCAAATAAGACATAATAAAACCAAAATTACATATATTTATAATCACAATCAAACAACTTTTTAAACAATGGGATATTTAAATAACTCAGTAGTAACAGTAGACGCTATATTAACCGATGTAGGTAGAGAACTATTAGCTAGAGGAGATGGCTCTTTTAGAATTACTCAATTTGCTTTATCTGATGATGAAATAGATTATACTTTATATAATCCTACTAATCCTTCAGGTTCTGCTTTTTATGGTCAAGCCATTGAAAATATGCCTTTACTAGAAGCTTTTCCTTTAGTAACACAAGAAATGAAGTATGTGTTAACTACTTTACCTAGAGGAACAGCTAAAATGCCGGTTCTTAACTTAGGATATTCTGCTATTACATTAAAACAAGGTGCTTCATTAGCAATTACTCCTCAAACATTAAACTATCTAGGTAATAATACAGTATTTGAAGCCTCAGGGTACACAGCTACTATATCCGATGTTAGAACAATGAGTGTGTTTAACGGAGTAGGTATTAATACACCTAACGCTACTGCTTTAAATTCTACAACTACACTTGGAACAAACGTGTCTAAGACAGTAATTGGTACTACAATCAACATGACCGCAACCACTGTAAATACATTGTTTGGTTCAAATAATTTCCTACAAGCTACTTTAACAGTAGTAGGTAGAGATTCAGGAGCCCGCATTACAATTCCTATAACAGTAACTAAAACTTCAGCCTAATATATATGTCATTTAAAAGATTTACCCCAGAAGATTTTTTGGTTTCAGCCGAGTCTGTAACTGCTCCTTGTTGGACTAATAATACTTATAACTTAACTACATTTTTTACTAGTTCAACTCAAGAAGCTAGCTTACAGGGTGATTACGTATTGGCTTCGTATAACACAGCTTCTACCATTACAAATGCTGCTGTCCAATTTTACATTGGATACGCCAATAAACTTGGTTCAGGATCTGTAGCTTACAATTCAGGTATTCCCCAATATTCACCTTCAAGTACTTTATATGGACAATACAGAAATCTAGTTCTTGAAGACGAAACAGCTAATTTTATATTTGGTGCAGTTACACAATCTGATTTCTTTATATTATCTGTAGAAAGAGCTAACTACAAACAATCTTTGTTTCCTGGTTCTTTAAATTTAAGAATACAAAGTGGAAGTACCGCAAATTATTTGTCTATAACCGATAACAGCAACGATGTAACAGCCGTTCCATATGTTAATGGGATGCGAGTATATCAACTAGTATCCGGTTCTAACGGCCGAGCTGTTTCTACGCTAACCGGAGGATCAACAGTTGCAGGTCAAACCCTATCTGGTTCTTATGGATGGTTTTTACCTGATATTGGAACTATTTTAGTAAATGCCCAAGCTTTAGCTTTACCTTTTAATAGTGGAGGGGTTGCATTATCGTATAGTGGATCGTTTGGTATCCAAGCTGATGTTACTAACGGATACAACAATGTTCGTTTATTTAATGCTATTTCAGGGGGTGCTAGTTTTCAATTAAATTCCCAAGAAAATATTACTTCAGATTTTGTGTTCGTAAGACCCCAAAACGCAGAATTTAATTATACAACTAATCCTTCATTTATTAGTGGATCAACTGGGGATGTATTGTATTCTAGCTTTATAAATAACCCACAAACATATATTACAACAGTAGGTTTATATAACGATGCTAATGAGTTATTAGCTGTAGCTAAATTATCAAGACCTTTAGTTAAAGATTTTACCAAAGAAGCATTGATTCGAGTTAAGTTAGATTTCTAATGAATGGGGCCATACAAACAATTTTTAGCATCCGATATTACTGTAACTCCGTTTACAGTCAATAAAAGTTTTAGTTTTCCATACAGCCAATTTGCTACAGGTTCAGATGGGCAACTAGTTGGTATTGATAGATTTATAGGACAAAATGGAAGTTGGGATTATTCAAATTTAAGTAATAACCTAACTACAGGTGATTTATCTACCCAATACCAAGTTTTAGTATATAACTCGATAAAACAACTTTACTATTCTAACTTTTTAACATCAAGTACTGGGGATAATGTATCTCAACCTGATGTGTTTATAGGAAGTAATCCAAGTGGTGATGTTTTAATTGGGAATGTAAATAGTCCTATATACGATAATTTTTTGCAAAGTACCTTAGTTCCTGATAGGAGTTGGTCTACAGGATCAATTGCTGTAATATCTGTACCTTCTAAAATATACGGTGATTATATAGTACCCAATAGTTTTAAATATAGTGCTCCTACTTTAGATAACACATTAATATATGATGATGGGCAAGGTAATTTAATTATCTCTTCTAGTGTGTATGGTATAGTAGGAAAAGGTAATATAATTTATACTCATGGTCTTGCTATATTAACTAACAATGAACTAGAGGGGGATTTAGGATATAATGTTGATGAATATATTACTACCACAAACGTTACCTGTTCTTTCTCTTCATCCTATACTATATACGAAGCACAATACAAATGTACTATACGAGAAAATGAATTCAATGCTACATTAAATCCATCAGCTCAATTAAGTGGAAGTGGTCAATTAGCAAATAATGTAACTGGTTCTTATTTCACACCATATGTATCAACGATAGGATTGTACGATGAAAACCAAAATCTTTTAGCTATTGGTAAACTCGCTCAACCCCTCCCAACATCAGCAACAACTGACACAACAATATTAATAAATTTAGATAGATAATATGGCAAACACACTTAGTAAATCTGGAATATCAAATAGTTCAACTATTCAAGCTTGGCATGTGTCTCAATCTGTAGATGCTTTTACAGGGTTAGCAGCTTATGATATTAAAATTAGTGGAAGCTTAACAGTGTCGGGAGCACTTAATCTTCATAATAATAATGAATCTTTACAACTTGTTGTTGAACCGGGTAGTACAGTTCTAGCTTTATCTAGCTCTACAGGACAAACCACAAGATTAAAATCAGATACAATAATGGTAGGTACCTCAGTACCCGGAGCTACTATTTATATAAGTGGTACTTTTGGACAGGGATTAGCAGTAACAGCTTCAGGTATTTATTCACACGCTGAGGGTTATTTAACCATAGCTTCAGGTGGGATGTCTCACGCTGAAGGTTCAGGTTCACAAGCTATAGGGATTTATTCTCATGCTGAGGGAGAAAGAACAAGAGCTGAGGGTGAAAGTTCACACGCTGAAGGATTTTTGACTTTAGCTTCAGGTGAAAATTCACATGCTGAAGGATGGTTAGCTACATCTTCAGGTTTATATTCACATGCTGAAGGTTATGGGTCTATAGCTTCAAATACTGCTTCCCACGCTGAAGGATATATTTCAATAGCCTCAGGTATAGCTTCACATGCCGAAGGATGGTCTTGTGTAGCCTCAGGAGCATATTCTCATGCTGAGGGCCGTAATACAGATGCTTTTGGGTGGTACTCACACGCTGAGGGGCAAAATACTATAGCTTTAGGACAACACGCTCACTCTGAAGGAAGAAATACTTTAGCTGAAGGAGAATCTTCTCATGCTGAAGGATGGTATACTACTTCTTCGGGTCAATATTCACATTCTGAAGGTCATTTTACTTATGCCTCAGGTTACATATCCCACGCCGAAGGATCTTATACATTATCTTCGGGTTCATATTCTCACGCTGAGGGTTTCCAAACTACAGCTTCAGGAGATTATTCTCATGCCGAAGGTTCAGGTTCAAGATCTGAGGGGATATTTGCGCACGCCGAAGGTGAAAGAACCTTAGCATCAGGTGAAAGTTCACACGCTGAGGGCTTCCAAACTACAGCTTCAGGACAAAATTCTCATGCCGAGGGTAGATTAACAAAAGCCTTAGGAGATTATTCACACGCCGAAGGTCTTCAATCTTTTGCTGTAGGAATTTACTCTCACGCCGAAGGATGGCTTGTTCATTCTTCAGGTTCCTACTCTCATGCCGAAGGACAACAAACCCGAGCAATTGGGACCGCATCACACGCTGAAGGTAGATCAGCACAAGCTACTGGAAATTATTCTCATGCTGAAGGAACTTTTACTTCAGCATCAGGCTTTGCTTCACACGCCGAAGGTGAATTTACAATTGCTAGTGGGGCCTGGTCACATGCTGAAGGTGAACTTACTACAGCCTCAGGATCAAATTCTCATGCTGAAGGTAGATCAACTAGAGCTTTAGGAGATTATTCTCATGCTGAGGGTAATCTTACATTAGCAACAGGTAATGCTTCTCACGCCGAGGGAGAATATACTACTGCCTCTGGAAGATATTCACACGCCGAGGGAGAATATACTTGGGCTTCAGGTTCAAATTCACATGCTGAAGGATATAATACTATAGCAAGTGGATATGCCTCTCACGTTGAGGGGAATTTTTCTATAGCATCAGGCTTTACTTCACACGCTGAGGGAGAAAATACTTTAGCAAGTGGGTATGCATCTCATGCTGAGGGTAGTTTTACAACAGCTTCTGGTAATTATTCCCACGCCTCAGGTTTATATACTGTTGCTAATGGGGTATCCCAAACTGTTGTAGGTCAATATAATATATCTTCTTCCACAACCGGAGCATTTATAGTTGGTAATGGTGAAAACACAAGTAATAGAAATAATTTAATATTTGCCGCTAATAATTTAGTTCAAATTACAGGTTCATTATCAGTTAGCAGTAATTTAACTTCTACATCAGCTACTATTACAAATTTAACAGCTAGTTCTGTAGAATTTGTTAGCACATCTTCTTTAACTCCTCAAGACCCTAATGTAGCCGATGCTTACTTAAGTGTAACTGTAAATAAAACTACATATTTAATACCTTTACATCGTCCTAATTAATAAAAAATAAATGTGGTTATACAATAATAAAGTTATAGAAACATTAAACGATTTTCCTCCCAACATATATGGGTTTATTTACATTACTACTCATATACCGAGCGGAATATCGTATATTGGAAAAAAAGTGTTATTTCACAATGTTAAACGTAAATTAACACGCAAGGAATTAGCCGAACACCAAGGTGCAGGTCGTAAACCGACCCACCAAGTAGTTCAAAAAGAAAGCGATTGGAAAACATATTACGGCTCTGCTAAACCTATCCTAGAAATGTTGAAGGAAGGTAAACAGCAAGAATTCAAACGTGAAATACTAGAGTTAGTTTCCAGCAAAAAACTACTAACATATTACGAGTGTAAATATCTATTTAAACATGGGGTACTAGAAAATCCCTCAGAATATTTCAACGATTCAATCCTTGGAAAATTCTACACAAGTGATTTTAAATAATTGACATTCTTGGTAAATTTTTTAATATTTATTATTGATGATAGGTATTTATAAAATTACAAATCCAAAAGGAAAAATATATATTGGTCAATCTACTAACATAGAAGAACGCTGGGAAAAAGGACATAAATATAGTTCTGGATGTGGTAAAAAATTAAAAAATTCTTTTAAAAAATATGGTTGGGAAAACCATAAAAAAGAAGATATTGAAGAATGTGTGATAGAACATTTATCTGAAAGAGAAACATATTGGATTGAATATTATGATAGTTATAAAAAAGGACTTAATTCAATTCCTAAAGGAGGAGTTCAAGGCTATAAAGATGAACAATGGAGAAAAAACCACTCAGAAGGATTAAAAGGTAGAAAAGGATATTGGGAAGGTAAAAAAAGACCCGAACATAGTGAGTTTTTAAAAACTAAAGGAAGTGGTTTATCTTATGAAAGAACTCAAGAACATAAAGATAACTTAAGTAAAAAATTAACAGGAACAAAATTTTCAAAGGAAATTTGTGAAAAAATCACACAAAATAAAATAGGAAAAGGATTAAAACCTATTATTTGTGATACTTTATTCGGAATAGAATTCAAATCACTATCAGAAGCAAGTGAGGTTTTAAATTTGAATAAAGGTAATATATGTGAAGTTTTAAAAGGAAATAAAATTCATATTAAAGGATTTGTTTTTCGATATAAGAATTTGGCTATTTAGTCTTAATTTTATATATTCCCCGCCTATGGTAAACAATCTAGCTATAGCTCTAGTTAATTCAGTATTAGGACAAGGTAAACCCACTGCTCGCGGTAACCAAGCCTATACTTGTCCTTTTTGCAACCATTCTAAACCCAAACTTGAAATAAACTTTGACGAAAACACAACATACTATCAAAAATGGCATTGTTGGGTTTGCGATAAGAAAGGTTCTAAGCTACTAAGTCTATTTAAAGCTATGGACGCCCCCCAAGAAAAAATAGCAGAGCTTAAATCGCTATTGGGAAGTGGGTTTAGGATTATAACAAACCAAGTCAAAACAGATGTTAAATTACCTGATGAATTTAAACCCATAATCGATATAACTGAAAGGGATATTATTGGGAGACATGCCCTATTGTATTTAAAAAAGCGTGGTGTTTCTAAACACGATATACTAAAACACAATATAGGATATTGTGAAGGAGGAATATACGATAAAATGATTATAATACCTTCGTACGATAACGAGGGTAAA